ATCTTGGCCGATCCGCAGTTCGGCCACGCGTGGTAGATGTAGCGCTGCAGGCCGGAGACCGGGTCGCAGTTGTTCGAGCCGCCCACCTGCTGCCACATCTCGAACGAGAACCGGTTGGAGCTGTTGCCCTCGGACATGGCGAACCCGACGCCGGTCGCACCGGCGCCGGTGGTCAGCTCACGGGCGGTGGACATGTAGGAGACCGCAGTCTGGTTGATCTCGCACAGGTCCAGCGTGTTGGTGTACCTCTTGAGCGTGGGGTCGTCCATCTGATTCACGCAGGTGGTGCCGTCGGCGGTGCGCTGGAAGAACTCGACCCCGTCTTCGTACTCCGGGGACATGGCCATCTGCACGAAGGCCTTGGAGACGACCTGGATACCGCCGGTCCCGGTGACCGGGTTTCCGCAGGAGTTCAGGCTGACCATCCGGTACACAGACCCCTTGATCGGGGTTGCGCACGTGGCGGTGGCGGACATGAGGGTTCACCCCTTTCGGGTGGTCAGGAGAACGGTGTTCCGAGCTTCACCAGGGCCGCGAACAAGCAGCATTCGTACCCGAACAGGTACGTCCGCTGCGCCGTCCACTTCATGGTGTTCTCCGCGCGGTCCAGGATCCCGGGCATCGCGAAGGGCACGACGGGGCCGCGCTGCGCGAACACCGCCCCGGTGGCATAGATCCACGACGTGCCTGCAGCAGGGGCGGCCCCGGAGGGCGAAGTCCCCGGGTAGCCGCCACCTACCACCAGGCGGTTGCCCGCCCGGGTATAGAGGGCCTTGCCGGTGGCGCTGCCGCTCCGGGGGTCGGTCTCCGTGCGGTAGTCCAGCTGCTTGGCCGCGGCCAGGGACGGCAGCACGGATCGGGAGATGTGGATGACGCCCTGGTTGTTGCCGTAGCAGGACGCCAGCGCGCCCTCCAGCGAGCCCAGGGCGGTGGCCGCATCTACGCCGCCGGTCACCAGCGGCGACGCGGCGAACTGGAGTGTGATGTTCTGCGGGTCCACCAGCAGGGCGTTGGCCGCGAGGTGCGGCCACACCGTGGTGACCGGGGTGGGCCCGGCGACCGCGCCGGAGACACCCGTCCAGAACGCGGCCTCCACCAGGCTGGACTCCACCCGGGCCAGGGCCACCTGGGCCTTGTCCGTCGCGTCCTGGCCGATCGGGGAGCAGTCGAACTCCGCGTAGACCGTGAAGGCGGTCGCGCCCCGATTGGTCTGGACGGTGTTGGACGACAGGGAGACCTGCGGGGCCGGAGCCCCGCCGGTCCCGGTGACGGCGATGCACTCGTCCATGACGGTGCCGCCCGTCACCGGGCAGCGGTCCTGCCAGGTGATGCCGTTCTGCCAGTGCGGGCCGTCCCACGCCGGGTGCTCCGCTGCATCCCACAGACCGTAGGGGAGCGGCGTGAAGCCGGGTCCGTCAACTACCTGCCGGGGTCCGGCCATGGCGCGCTCCTCTCACGGTTCCGGTGGTCGCAGTCGTGAGCGGACTACAGGTAGGACGCGTTGGCCTGGCCCAGGACACCGGCGCCGTTGACGCCGAAGGTCGCGGTGTACAGGCGGCTTTCGTGTCCGACCTTGGCGATCAGGTGGGCTTCCTCAGCCCAGGCCGCCGTGAAGTCGTTCTCAGCATTCAGGACGCTGTCCCTGATGACACCCAGGTCCAGCTGGAGGCCGGTCCCGTGCACGAACGTGCCCGCGGCGTACAGCATGAACTGGACGCTGGTGGGCCAGGTGGCCATCTGCGCGGCCGGGCGGCCGAACTGGCCGGTCCCGCGGACCTGCCAGTCGGAGACGAACTGGGGGCGCACCCGGCGGGTGGTGAAGTACCCCATGATCTGCTGGTCGGTGACGTCCTGCAGCTCGACTGCGGTCCGCCACGCCAGGTCGGCGCGAATGGCTGCGATGATCCACCGGGGGAGCACGATCTCCAAGATCGCATCGTCGCTCATGGCGAACTTGTTCCGGTAGTCCGTCGCGGCCAGGTCCACGCCGTCCAGAATCGTGTTGAACGCGGACTGGGTACCGGCGCCGATGGCCTGGGTGACGCTGGACGCGGTGGCCATGAGGCCGATCAGCCGCGCGTTGATCGCGTGGGCGTAGGCGGCGCGGAGCAGCCGGAGGAAGTTCTGGGTGTTCTCCGGGTACGCGCTGTCGGTGAGGTTGCCCGCGATCAGCGACAGGCCGTACGCCTCCAGGCGCACCTCGCTGAACGACGCGCAGGGGATCCGCAGGTTGGGCTTGTTGACCGACCCGGTGACGGTCAGGATGTCGTCCGTCTCGGACCACAGCCAGGGATCCGAGGTGTTGGCGAACGGGACGGCGAAGCCACCCATGCCCGTAGCGGTCTGGCTGGAGCCCGCGGAGAAGAACACGTCCGCGATGGTCGGCGAGACCGGGAACCGGATGCCGCCGCGGCTGACGCCGACGGTCGGCAGGTCGATCATCCCGGACGGCGCGTCCGCGATGTTGAACAGCTCGTACCGGATCTCGGAAGGGGCGCACCAGCCACCGCCTGCGAGAAGGGCCTCCGCCTTGTCCGGGGACGTCATGTCCCGGAACAGGCGCTCCACGTCGGCGATCGGCGTGCGGTCGTCGATGACGTGGGTGAAGGTGTTGCGGACCGACGCCACCATGTGACGCGCGGCGCTGCGGCCCACGGCCGTGGCCGGGAGCGACTTGGCCCGCGTGATGAACGCGTCGGCCAGCGCCTCCATGTCGGGGATGTTGCCGTTGGCGTGGACCTGGCGGTCCGGGATGTCCACCGCGGCAACGATGACCGCCGGGACGGCCTGCGGCTGGCCCGCGGCCGGGGCTGCCTTGGCAGTCGCTCCCAGGCTGGCGAGCTGGCGGCCGGTGTCCCCGCCGGTGCCTCGCTTCTGGAAGACGTCCATCAGGCCCTGCACCGCTCCGCGCGCGGCAGCCGCCGCGATGGCGTCGCCGTCCAGCACGGGCGCGGGGACCGCAGCGGTGGCCGGGCCATTCACCCGGTCGTTGAGCCGGGCCATGTCCTGCACCACCGTGTCCTGCGCGAGGCGGGCCGTCTCCGACGCGCGGACCTCGCGGACCTTGAGTTCGGCGCGGATGTGCTCCACGTGGTCGGCGACCTCACCGGCGTAGCGCACGTTCTCCGGGCTCGGGTTGTCCATCCCGTGCACCCGGTTGAACTCCGCCAGGGCGTTGGCTGCGAGGGTGGACAGGTCGCCGTCACTCACCAGGGTGAGGTCCGGCGGGCAGGTGAACAGTTCCTCCGGCACGGGGGACCTCCAAGCGATGGTGTACGGGACGATCACACGTATCTGCGCGAACCGTAGCACTCGACCTTGGAATCACCCAGTCGGCCTGCATTGATACAACCGATTCACCTAATCGGTACGGCTAATAACCTGCGAATCACAGGGGTCAGCCCCTGACACGGGATGTTGCCAGGGGCTGACGGTCAGTCGGTCTCCGGCTGCTCCGGAGGCTGCGGGGTGTTGTCGGACACCTGCACCGGCGGCGCCGGAGGAGGCGGGGGCGGGGCCTGCTGGCAACCGCACATCTTGATCAGTCCTCTCGGTGCCGGAACCGGATGATCCGGGTTCCGAACTGCCACCAGGACGCACGGACCTGCGTCCCGTTCACGCCGTACCGCGAGCGGTGAAAACCGTTGACCACGGACTACTCCTTCCAGACCCGCCGGGCGGTGATGTTCATGACCCGCCGGAGAGCCATCTGGTCCAGCTGGTCCTCACTGTAGACCGGGGCGGCCTCCACGGTGTCCAACAGCCCCGCGGCCACCAGGGCCATCGGCGCGCCGGAGGCGACGCGGGCCCGGGTGCGCAACGCGAACCCGGCCACGTTGATGGCCAGCAGGCCGACCAGCCGCAGCTTTCCGCCGATCCGGCGCCAGTCGCCGGACACGCGCCCGGCGCCGCGCAGCTGGCGGACCTTGAGCGGGTCGCAGCCCGGCCGCAGCGACCCGGCCACCCAGATCCCGTGCGCGTCGTTGCCGACCACCACGTCCGCGACCGCGCACGATGTGTCGTCGTAGTGCTCCACGGCCGCGGCGGCGTTGGCGTTCATCGGCGCATGGCCCATGCCCACCGTGATCTGCCCGACGCTGACGGTGGTCCCGTCGGCACAGTCCAGCTCCCCGGTCATGAAGTGCGCGTGGTAGTCCTCGCGCGGCGGCGCGACGCACCCGGCCTGCCCGATGTGGCAGGTCCCCCACTCCGCGGCGTGGCCGTAGACGCGCCCCTCGCGGGTCACCGTGATACCGGTGATCTGCGACAGCTTGGGGTCCTTGAACCACTCCGCAGGCGGCTGCTCCGGCGCGAGGGACTGCGGCTCCGGCCGGGCCGGTCCGCGGGCCGCGCGCTGGAACACCTCCTGCCACTCCTCATCGGACAGCGCACCACCGGCCACGACCGCGCCGGTGTCGTCGGTCAGCGCGATGTACGCCTGCGCGAAGGCAGGGATGTCCACCAGGGTGGCCGCGCTGATACGGCCGCCGTGGTAGATGACCTTCTCCGGGGGCGGCCCGAACAGCATGGCCAGCGGGTCGTCATCGTCTCCGCCGACGGACTCCGGGTACACCAGCTCAATGTCCGGGTCCTTGATCGAGTCGGCGTCGATCGAGACGCCGCGCAGGAACTTCCCCTTCACCAGGTCCATGGCGCGCTGGCCGTCCACCTCACCCAGGTTGAACACCCCGGTGGCGCGCAGCTCGTTCCCCACCCGTTCGATCGTGTCGATCCGGCCGACGTTGACCGCCACGGTGTGCGGCTCCCCGCCGTGGCTGTCCTCCTTGTTCCAGCGCAGCGGGATCGGCAGGTCGCGCCAGGTCAGCGAGTCCTGCGCGAACTCCCGGCCGTCCCCGGTCTCCTCCCCCTCCACGGCCAGCACGCCGTTCCAGGGGACCGTCTGCCCGTCCACTGCGGCCACATCGCCGGGCGGCTCCTCCACGGCCAGCGCGGCAGTGGCCGAAGCCTGGACGCACCCGTCGCCGTCCGGGTCGCGGACCATGCCGGGCGGGCAGGTCGGCGGGGTGTCGCCCTTGTTCCAGATGGCGGGGACGCACCCGTCGCCCTCCGGGTCCGGCTTCCACCCGTCGGGGCATTCGATCGCGAGGGCCGCAGTATGCGCGGCGGCCTCCAGGCTGTCCGGCACAGGGTCTCCCAGCTGGTTGTAGTGGCCGCGCAGGTGCGCCCTGGCGCGCGACACGGCCGCCGCGTCGTGGCCCTTGAGCGTCCCGACCCGGGCCGCGGCTGCGGCCAGGCCGTCCCGGTTGAGCGCACCGCCGGGGTCGTGGTGCGGCAGGAAGCAGCGCTCCTTGACGGTGCCGTCCCCGGGGTCGCAGGCCGCGGCGGCCTTCTGGTACTGCGGGTCGGTGAACCGGGACTCCGACCCGTCCCAGACGAAGGCCTCCGCCGCGGCCGTCACCGCCGATCCGGCGGCGAAGTGCTCATCGTTCGGGCACGTGGGGCACGGCTCTGCTGCTGTCGTCACGGTGGCCTCCTCAGCCGATGCGCTCGCGGTGGTGCCGGGGTCCTCCCACACGGCATCGATGGTGCCCCGGCAGCGTCCGCCACCCTGGCAGTCCTCATAGCAGCCGCCCGGGTAGGCCGCCTCCGCGGCCTCCAGGGAGCTGAACACCTGGCCGTCGATGTCCCGGCAGGGGTCGCACACCCGGTCGTCCAGGACCTCGCTGGCGTAGTAGGTGGCGCGGGGCGCGGCCTGGAGGACGGCCTGCTGCCCGGCGGCCTGCGCCGCGGTCATGGCGGTGCCGATGCCGTCCTTGGCCGGGTTGTCGGTGAGGTTGGCCAGGAACTGGTCCACCTCGCTGGCCAGCCGTACCCCGGAGAAGGTGTTGAGCAGCCGCATGGCCTGCCGCTCCGCGGAGGCGACCAGCCCTTCACCCAGTGTGCGCGCGGTGATTTCCGCGACCTTGCGCAGGAACGCGGACCGGCCCAGCGCCGCGGTCACCGAGTCGTCCACGGACCACGCCGGGACGGTGACGCCCTGCTGTTCCGCAGCGCGCTGCTGCGCCACACCGGCGGCCTGCGCGGCGTCCAGCATCCGCCGGTGGAGCACGTCGGCCCCGGCGGTGGTGTCCACGTGCAGATCGGTCGATCCGGTGATCAGTTGAGCGTTGATCTGGTTGCGCCAGTCGGCGGTGACCCCGGCCCATTCGTGCAGCACGCCGTTGCGCGCCGTCTCCCAGGCGCGCTGGTGCCCGGCGAAGTCGAACCGGGAGGCGGTCTCCGCAGCGGTGAGCCTGCGCCGGAACACGCCGTTCTTCGGGTCCGGCTTCGCCCCGGCCGCGGTCACCACGTCCCGGTTCAGCGGGATGTCCGTGTTGTCGTCGCCGAAGGACAGGCGGATCCGGTCGAACGTGACCGGGCCCAGGCGCAGCTCCATCTCCGGGAGCAGCCCCGGGTCCGCGCTGTACTCTGCGCAGACGTGCGCCACCCAGGGTGTGTGCTGGTCCGGGCGCGGCTGGTCGTGGGTGGACTCCAGCGCCGCGATGACCACGCAGCGCGCCTGCTCCAGGCCGTTGCCGTCCGGCGCGTCGCCGACCGACCAGACCCAGGACGGCGCATCGCTGTTGCCGTTCCAGTGGGCGGCGCCGAAGATGTTGGCGTCCACCACCTGCGCCTGTCCGAAGTCGGCCGTCTCCACGTAGTTCCGGACCGCGCTGATCAGTTCACCCTGCTGCTCCGCGCTCCACTGGGTGACGTCGCCCCCCAGGTAGAACAGCGTGCAGTGCAGCTCCTCCGCGGGCTCTCCGCCGATGATGGCCAGGCGCTGCGCGTCCTCCTCCGTCGGCATGAGCGCGATCATGGATCCGTTGTGCGCGTCGTCGCTGGCCGCGTTACCGGCGGCGACCATGACGTCCAGCACGACCGGGTCCGGGCGGTGCGCCTCTCGGACCATGCGGGTCAGTCCCCGCGGATCGCCGGGCGGGAGCCAGCCGCCGTTTCCGAACACCGAGTCAGGCATGGGCCATCCCGTTGACGCGGCGGACCGGCTTGACCGGCGTGGAGGCCATCAGGGACGTGTCCAGGTACATCGCGGCCCCGTCGAACCGGAGCTGCCCGAACGGGTCCAGGTGGCACAGGTAGGACCCGGCCGTCCCCGGTGCGGCCAGCGGGGCGTTGGTGCTGGCCGCGTACAGGAACGGGCAGGTGAATTCGGCGTCGTTGCAGACCGGGGGGTGCCGCAGGTCCCACGGGTGGCCGGTCCGGAAGACGACCACGTGCTGCGTGGTCGCCTGCCGGTGCCGCAGCGCGGCGGCTGTGACCGCCGATGCGGTGGCCCCGGCGTCGGCCGCGTCCGGCGCCGTCTTCGGCGTGTCCTGCGCGCCCGGCTTCGCTGGCGGGACGGCCTTCCCGGCCGGGGCCGGTGGCGCCTCCTGGTTGGGGTCCGGCTCCATGCCGGGCTCCGAGGGGATGCCCTGGTTCTGCTGGGACGCACCCGGGCCGATCGTGGCCGGGGTGACCAGCTGGGTGCCCACCAGGACGTCCACCGCTCCGGGCGCCGCGCCGTGCGCGGTGCGCACCAGGCCCTTGAGGAGCATGTCTTTCAGTTCGGCGTCGTCCGGCTTGTCCTCCTCCGAGAACCCGGTCTCCCGGCGCAGCGCCTCACCGGACAGCTCGAACCGGTCGTAGGCATTGGTGGCGCCCTGGGACCGGTCAGGCTTGATCGTCAGCTCGGACAGGTCGTACCAGACCACCCACCCGGCCGGATCCTCATCGCTGGCCACCATGCGCGGGCCCAGGTAGCCGCGGGTCAGGGAGTCGCAGATGGTCTCCGCGTCCGGGGAGATGTGCGCCTGCAGCCCTTCGGTCTCCGATGCCCAGGCGTTCCAGTGGTTCATGTCCCCCAGGCCCAGCAGGACGTCCGAGGGCAGGTCGAGTTCGCTGGCCAGGCGCTTGATGACGCTGTCGCGCTTCTCAATGATCTTGTCATCGATCTTCAGCGTGAAGTCGATGTGCTTGACCTTGTCCAGGTACTCCGCCGGGACGCGCAGGATGATCGGCACCACCGCGCTGGCCGTGCCGGGGTTTTTGATCCCCTCCGCCGCAATGGAGATCCACTCCTCCACGAAGGGGTCCGCGCTGTCGGCGTACTCCTCCTTCGCCGGGAACGAGACCTCTTCGGGCAGCAGCAGCAGACCGGCCGACGCCAGACGGGACAGGTACTCCGCGGTGATGGCCCGGTTGACCAGCTCCAGCTCCCGCAGCGTGTCCAGGGCGGAGCGCGACGGGCTGTCCGCCAGGTGGTACCAGCGGTCGTGCGGCTTCCAGATCCGGACCGGGACCGACTCCGGCGCCAGGTCGCGCCAGACCATGCCCAGGTTCACATCGTTCTCGTCCGTCACCTGCCACTTGTTGTTGCTGGCCCGGGTCTCGTCGATGGAGCGGACCTGCCAGCGCTCGGTGCCGAAGACCTCCTCACCGATCAGGTAGCCCTCACCGGGCACCGACAGCTGGACCGACAGGCGGCGCATGATCTGGGACTGGCCGCCGGGGCCTCCACCCAGCTTGGACATGATCTCCACGGCCGGGCCGGAGTCGGCCAGCACGGGCTCATCACTGCCGGGCTCGATCCGCGCCGCGCGCAGCCGGACCCGGGACATCATCGACGCCTTCCAGCGCACCCCGTAGTTGAACTCGCCCACCGTGTCGTGGAAGCCCCAGGCCCGGTTCTGCCACTGGTCGGTGTGGCGCATGTACTGCGCCAGCGGCGCAACGGCAGGCGACGCCGCGGCCACCAGCGTCCCGGTGACGGGCACCGGAGCAGGCGACGCAGGGCGGTTCCTGCGCGCGAAGTCGAACAGAGCCATCGGCACCTCCCAGACGGGGATCACGGTACCGCAGCGTCCGCGCAGGTCCGTCCGGACAGCCGGACGCCCCGCCTGCGGAGGTGGAACGCAGACGGGGCGCTGTCCAGGACGGTGGACGGGGTCAGGCTACTGCTCCCAGGGCCACCCGGCGTCCCGGCGCTGGCTGAGCAGGTCCATCATCGTGAACATCTTGTCCGAGAACCCAC